CACCACTTCATTGTCACATATTGATTAGTTCCGCCAATAACAACAATTTTTAGACGTTTTAACAATGAAGTAATATTTGCATTTCCAAGATCGGCATTGTTTGTGTAGTACAGCATCCGATATGAAGATGTGTAGTCTTGATAAGTTCCGTACTTTCCGATATATCCATTTTTCCCAATCAACAGATCGCCATTGCGCTTGGACAGCAATGCTGTTGGCTGGATTGAATCCCATGTTGTGACGCGGAAAGAACCATCTTGCAGTTGTTGTCTAGTATCAAAACAATACACTTCATTGACTGAAGGCAGTGTTAACAGATAAAAGGCTTCTGATTCTGAATACACCGACTTGATGTTGGCGAGTGTTTCTCTAGCCACAATGCCCATCAAGTCATTGCGAACATTCTTGGATAGATCGCCAAGTGGTGCCGACTTCTCAATGATCGTTCTGGCGAATGAGCGAACACCAGAGTTTGACAAGAACAAAATATCCTTGCCGGTAGACTGCACCGAATCACGAGCAATGCAACCAATTCCTCCTACCGTATCTGACAACGACATTGTGGAAGGTGTTGTTGCATTTGCATACACCAGAATCTGCCTCTTACCAAAAATTATCAGGAAGCCATTGTGGGCAGCAAGCGCCTGGACTTCATCCGAACCAGAAGGCCAGACACGATCCACATTCAATGAACCAGATGTTCCGGTAGACCATACGTGACCAGCCAATAGGTCAGAGAAGTACACCGTATTCTTTACTGATGCTGTGTTGGCAACCCATAAGCGACCAAATGCCGCCAACACGATATTCCCCGATGGAACAGTCCCAACATAACCCGTCTTCTCGCTTACTCTACGGTACTGAGTTGTGCTGACAGCCGGATCAAAGATCAGAGGATCGTGACCCGTCTGGAAAAAGTAGGTGATGCCGTTAAGTGACGCGCATGACCAGTTGCTGGCGCTGATAGTTGGGGTAGTACCCCCGCCACCATAAGTAAGTTCCACGATAGCATTGGAGCCATCCAACTTGAACAGTTTGTTGTTGCCTGCGAACAGTACGGTCAAGGTTCCGTCAACTTGCACCAACTCGTGAATAACACCAACATTGTTGGCGCCAAGGTTTCCAGACGAACTATTGACTCTCGACCAACCCTTGCGAGAACCAATGCGACCGTACTGGTCAATGATGCAATTCGTCGCCACCAGCGCAAAGCCAGACGCCAAGTCAAGTGGCGAATCTTGCGTATTCAGGCCAAAGAAACCTGGAGCTGAAATGCTGGCGGTCTGAAGTGCCTGGCTCATATCGCAACAAACTCTTGGTTCTCTGGATAGCGTGTGCTTTCCAGCGCAATGTAATCAGCCAGCATAGAGCGATACAACTGATACGCCTCGGAACTGTTCAAACCACCATCTTCACCACGCTCCACCAAAGCACGGGCATAGGCATTCTGCACCACCAGGCTGTCAGGAACCATCACCAGTGTGTTATCGGCAGCAAGAGTAGCCTGCGGTACTGTCAACGAAAACGGGATGCTGTAGACCCCATCAGGACGCGCATAGAGCAACACCTTGGTGTCGCCGTTGTTGTCCACGCCGTCAAAGGCATAGTATTCAGGAATCCCATCCACGGATGGCACAAAGTTCTGAAAGCGGTTCATCTCCACGAAACTGATGTTTCGCATCCCAACATTGGAAGTGGTGTTGATCACATCCATAACTTGGAACTTCTGACCAACGCCGGTCATGGAGTAGCTGTAGACGCCTGCTGTGGTCGTCAGGGTGAAAGTCGTCCCCAACACATTCCACGCATAAGCATCTTCAATCTGGCGCTTTGCGTCATTGACAAATCGGCCAACCAGAGTGGAATAGATGGTTTCATTGTTCGTTGAAACTTGCGTTTCCCGCAAGCGAATCAACACATCATTGATCAGTTGTAAGTAGGTCATTGGCGTGTCAATCCTATTTCTTCAAACGTGGCAATAACCGTAAAGGTGCTACCTGCTTCTGTAGTCACTCTTAACTGATCGCCCTCTTCAAACACAATATATGCTGTGCCATTGAACTGAATGTACTCTTTGGTCGTAAACGCATATGCAGTCAGAATATCCAAACTGGTATTGGCACTTGAGTCATACCATTGAACCGTGATCTGCTTTGTAGAACCGCCTGTATTGTGTATATACAGCAACTTGACCAAAGAATAATAACCAGTTGGAGCCGTGTAAACCGTGGTAAGAACACCGGCTGTAGGGCTAATGCCAACTGATAATGGTCTCATTTTTTGTTCCTGGCGGAGATCGACTTAGCTTTCGCTTTGGCATCCTCTTTGGACGATGCGCCCCAGGCTTTGAGTGACAGAAGCAGCCGAGTTGGCTTGCCATCCTTCATTTCAGGCCCAGGCATATTGCCCATTCTTGCTAAGAAGGAGGCCCGTCGCGGGTTGTCACCAGATTTGACTGGTGCCTTCAGATTACCACCAGTTTCCGCATTATACGATGCGCGACCCTTGGCATTCAACCCGCCAGTTTGGGACTGTCCCTCTTTGCGTTGCCAAGTTGGTGTTTTCATTTCTTTTTCACCTTGGCCTGTGACAGTGCGATAGCCACAGCCTGTTTTGGATTCTTGACCACAGGCCCACCTTTGCCAGAGTGCAGGCTGCCAGCCTTGTACTCGCGCATGACCTTACTGATTTTCTTTTCAGCCTTGGTCTTCATTTCTTTTTACTCGCCTTGTTTTTCATGAAAGTGGCAGTGCGTTGGCCGCGCTTTGGCAGCGGCTTTGGCTTTCCAACAGCCACCATGATAGCCACAGGCAGGGCCTTTTTCTCTGACATTTTTGGTGCTTTGCCGTACATTTTCAATCCTTAAACAGTTGCTTTTCGAGGTCTACCAACACGCCGAATCGGTGTTGGGGGTGTCATAGGGAGCGCCCGTGTGTCTGATATTTGCACATCATTACTAGGCTCATCCTCAATTCTGACATATCCGTCATGGCCGCGCATGGAATCAATATCATGTTGCTGAGTGAACGTCACCGTATTACCACTTTGCAAGCATCTAAAAGTAGCCATTGTTTTATCTGTTCAAAAAAATACCCCCCCAGTGATTAACTGGGAGGGCATCATGCTTAGGCTGGAACAGCCAGAGCGTAGGCACCAGAGGCATTGGCTGCCGTGCTGGTTGCGCTGGTGCGCAGAGCCTTAGTGCCATACAGCGTGTCAGCAGTGAACAGAGTACCAAGGTACTCTTGTTTGTACTGAGTCTGCGAACGGATCGCCATTTGCTCAACCAGAACCATCGAGTCCTTATGGCCCATCAAGCAAATACGGTCATTCCCAGAGTTACCAGCACCGTTGTCTGCATTGGAGCTGGTGAACACAGCCATGCCATACAGTTGACCGATTTCACCATTGCGAATGGCGTTACCGTTACCGATGAATGCTTGTTCCGTGTACCGAGCCAGACCCATCAGGGTATTGCGGCTCGAAGGCGGAATCAGGAAGAAACGACCGTCCATAGGAATGTCGTTGTCATCCAGGCGCTGAATGGTGCGGCGAATGCCAACGTCAGTCAGTGCAGCAGCATTGGAAATCGTGCTGTTGTAGGCGGTGTTGCCGTCCGAGCCAATGTAGGCCTTGGTGGCTGTGTTGCTGGTGGCATAGTCGTTCGTACCGACAGTAGCACCGTTGAAAGCACGACCCAATTGCACCAAGTCAGTATCAACACGGCGAGACAAGGCATAGCCAGCGTCTTCAGTGTAGAACGAACGCAGCGAAGTCAGGCCTTGAACTTCAACAATGTCCTCGATCAAACGGCTGTATTCATAATGCCGATTGATCAGCACCGGAATCAGCGTATCGACCTCGGCAATCAGAGTCACTGCATCAGTAGCCGTTTTGGCGGATGCGCTGCCACGATTGGGTGACGGAATGTTGACCGTATCACCTTTTTTGCCTTTGAAAGACATTTTCTTGACCAAATTGGCCAAGACAAGGTTCTTTTTGTAGGCTGCAATGATCTCATCACTCCAGATTTCAGGAATGAAGTTAGCGGCGGACGTCGTAGTGACGTTATTTGTGGGGGAAAAAACTGCCATGATAAATCTCCAAAAAAATTAACGGACTCGACCCTCTTGGTACGCCTGCATGATTTCATCAGATAGCGTGTCGTACCGTGCTGGGTCAGTCATTTTGAGCCGAATAAGATCAGCCCTGCGATAGACTCTCTTTGAACTCTCTCCAGAGCCACCAACATCAACTTGTGCAGCCTTCATGCTTTTCGTCCGAACGGCATCGTTTGCTTGTTCAGATTTCTTTGCCTGGACTCCACGCAGTTGCTTGAAAGTGGACAACAGTTCATTTGCCGAATCATAGTCAAATTCACCATCAGCCTTGGCATAAATGCCAACCCGCACAGGTGAGGATTTCACCCATGTTTGGAACTCAGCATCATTAACTATCTCGGAATAGTCAGGATGATCGTTCGTTAGCTTTTGATGTACCTGCATCCGTTTGAAATCTTGTCCAGCTTGTCTGGCTGCGAGAACATCGGGGTGCCTATCAATCGTTGCTTGAACTGCTTTTTGAGGATTCTCAAAAAAGTCAATTTCAGGCTCATCATCTTTGATACGTTGTTGTTTTGAATTGAGGTTCTGCTTCAGCAACTCATCTGCTAATTTTCGAACTTCACCAACCTCTTGCGCTTGCTTTCCAATTAGCTTTTCAGCCTCCTGGTGCATACGCACAACGTCTTCCAAACTTTTTGTCCTGTATTTCTCAGGAAGTTCACGAGCGTCAGACTTGGCTTGTTCAATCTCAAGTTCGCCTAGCGTTTCAATTTCATCATCAATCAACATATGGTGTTCCTGCCAAAATGGTTATAGGAGATTCAACGCGGCACAGTGCTTATGCGTTGGCTTTGCGCTCTGCGTTTAGTTTTTCAACGTGTTTACGCTCAAACCGTCCAGCTTCAGACGGAAATGAACCTGACCACCCTTCCAACTTAAACGTCGGTGCGCTCATAACGCGGAAAGCAAGCTGTCCGCATTGACACGGAATATTTGAAGCCTCATAAACTTCAAGTTTTTCCGTGCGATGTCCGTTTTCACAGACAAATTCATACATTCGTTTCATTGCATAGCCTCATAGGATTGTTCACTAACTTCTTTGAGACTTTTCAACCACATCAGAATAGACAACTCACCTCTTTTGAAGTGCAGAGTCTTCTCATCTGGAATGGCATTGAGATTGTTTAGCGATTTGATCATACTGTCAACATCCACCATCAAATCTTTCCAACCATCACTTCCCATCATTGAGAAGCGTTCTTCATAATAGACTTGAAGTTCTTTATCCATTATCAGACCGAGATATTTCCAGTTGGGATATTGACTGCACTACCAGGCGCAATGGGCCAGATAATAACAGATGGAAAACCAGCCTGTTTAGTCACATCTCGCAGTGCCTGACGATAAGTTGTCCAATTAGCCTTGTCTAATTTGAGGTAATCAACCACCTGCGTCCAATCAGAATCCGCCAATAGCCGGTTGCGCTGCTCACGGGCTACTGATCCAAGTTGGGCTAGTCTGTCAGCATCGCGCTGGGCTTTGTCATCGTCGGTCAGGGCCACCAGTTCAGCCGTGTAGACCACACCATCCCGCAGCGTTGGCTCAGTGCCGTTGCGCTTGTAGGCGTTGCATCCACGAAAATACCACCAGCATACAGCTGAGTAAGCCAGCCGTTGAAGCGGTTAATCGGTTGCGCCCCGGCCGTGTCGCCTAGCCACAAGTTTTTGTCGATTTGGTTACCAACTTGCTCCATGATTTCCAAAAGGAAAGCCATTTGCACGGCAGGAGGCAAGCTTGGGAACGTGTAAAGCGTTTCGGCGGGAAGTTGGAACGTCTCGAAAATATCGCGGTAATCATTGGGGTCGATGTTGTTGATGGCAAACATATTCTCGCGAAGCGAGATTTTTGTCTGTTCGTTCCACGCCAGCGTAGTGCCACTACCAGTAGTTTCAATGCCAGCAGGGTTGTAGTCCTGCAAAACCGTACCACTAAGCGAAAGTTTGGGAAAGTGCAAGGCTTTATTGAAGCCCGTATGCACGCCAACGACACCAGCTTTGAACGTTTCCGCCTCCTGCACAGCCTTGCGCAATAGGTCAACGTAGCCAGTGCCAATGAAAGGTGAACTAATTGAAATCGGCATATTTTTGCTTTTTTGCGGTTGTTACTTATTGAAAACAGAATTGCGCCACGTATATTCGTTTGCGCCGAGCGTTGGGTTTTTCTTTGCCAGCGCCTCCGTTGCAAGCCTATTGGCGTTAGCCATAGCCTTGTCTTCTGGCTTTTCCTGCGCAAAAGTAGCAGTGCGTGAATGTGCTTTC